AGGTTTTGGTTTTAAAGGTCATTTCATTTGACCTAAGTCAAATGAAATGGTTTCCGAATAGTCCCTAAGAATAAGGGCAATAAGAAACAGAATGATTCCCTCGACATTTGAGATGGCCAAATTTGGGACAACGTGAATAACACCCCGTCCTCCCTAAATAAAATCCTTCAAAAAGATCACTGGTGTAGTACCGATCATTTTGTTGAGTTATCCAACCAAAGGCTAATAATAGATCAATAATGTCTTGATCGCATAAATTACCAATTCTTCGAACCATCTCTGGAAATCCCAGAGAGATATCATCAGGATAACTCACTATCTCTTTTCGAGACTTCTGGATACCTGATTTTTTAGAAATCTTGTTTTTTCGATAAATACGTCGGTCTCCGTTCTTATCTATGGAAAACGTGAGACGAGAACTAGATTCCAAGTCATCTAGTCCATCTGAAACTTCAGAATCCTTTGCAAGATCTGCAAAAAAATTACTTGCCAAATCCTTTGGCGAGTCAGGTTCTGCCATGGTGCATTTAAAATAAATCATTGGTGCTTTTTCATTTTTAAGCATCGGTCACACTGGGGAAAACCTCCAAAACCAACTCTGCACCTCTAATGGTATTGGCTGGGTTGGCAACTACCATAATCCCAATACCGTTGTCTTTCATCTCCTGAGTAACATTAAACTTAACATTATACTCAAAGTTCCCAGGTGACCCAAGAATCGAATTTCCGATGGGTGGAGTGATAACTTGGCTCCCATCTAATGCTGGACTAAAATCTAATTGAACCGTAATCGTGGTCACAAATCCACCCATAGTAAAAGGTAAAAGTAGGGAACAATCGATATAATCTCCAACCTTGGCGTCCTGAAGATTGATGTGGTTGTTAATTGGATTCCAAAGGGTCGCGGTAGAGAAACCTCCCGAACCCAACCCATCAATGACCAATTGAGTCCTCGTTGCCACCAAAAGAGCTTGACTACCACTATTGAAAATTTGTTCGTAACCTATAAGGGACCTGTCCTTAAGAAGAACTCCCCGAGCATTAACGACATTGAATCTTTCCTCTTTACTGGTTTGGTAATTAATCGCTGACGCAGCGTTTATCTCCAGAAAACTCATTACAAAGGGGGAGATTAAATTCTACCAAGTTTCTTGTGTCAAAGTTCGAGCTTTCAAGTAGGGGCAACGAATCTCTCGATCATCAATCGAGTGTCTACCAGGGTGTAGTTATTAAAACCAATGACCATAACACCGATGCCGTTCTCTTTCATGGGAGTTGTCACCACAAATTTAAAACTAAAGTGTAAACTATGGAGAGTCGGTCCAACGACAAGAAACCTCGTAACCGGAGCGCTTACTACCTGACTTCCGTCCAACCCCGGGCTAAAATCTAGTTGAATTGAGGCTTGAAGAATACTCCCCACCGAAATGCCTGAAATAATAATGTCAATGTCAATATAATCGTTAACCTTGGCATCCTGGAGATTAATTCGATTATTAATAGGGTTCCAGAGCATTGTGGGGGTAAATGAATCGGGATTCGATTCATTATCGACTAATTGAGTTCTAACGCCCGCTATCACAGCTTGAGACCCTAAATTAATAGGCTGGGAATAAGCGAAAAGAGATCGACAGGATTTAAGGATCTTTCGGGAATTCATTGTCCCCAATCGATCATCGTTCCTTAAACCAGAATTTCCGGATCGGACGCTCATTAGTAAACGTCAAAATTAATTTTCTGCTGTCGTTAATGACAATCTTTCGATCATGAATCGGTTGTTCTGGTAACTGAGGGCCACACTGGAGACAATCATAACCCCGATCCCATTTTGCTTCATAACATCGGTTACGACAAATTTGAAGGTATAGTGAAAGGCTTCCGCCGCGGTCCCTGAAGAAAAAATAAGGCGGCTTTGAGGTGGACCTACCACCTGGGAACCGTCAAGGGTCGGGCTAAAATCTAGCTGAACCGTGGCCTGATTGAGACCTCCAAATTGAAAGGTTAAGATAACATCCACATCAATATAATCCCCTACCACAGCATCCTGGAGGTTAATACGGTTGTTAATTCGATTCCAAAGCATCTCGGTTGTGAAGGTATCCGTTCCCATCGCATCATTAACCAGTTGAGTTCGAACACCTGCGAGAACGGCCTGGTTTCCACTATTAATAACCTGAGCATAGCCTAATATCGAGCGACATTGCTTCTGAATCGAGCGAGCATTTACCACTTGATATCTTTCGTCTTTGCGAAGACTGGAATTAATAGCGTTGAATTTGAATGGGGTGTTAATCATCTTTGGTATAATGTCTTCTCTTTTGGTTTCCCAAAAGAGATCGTGAGTACTCATGAATCATTAGTTTCCATTAGCCGCATCTTCCCGTCTCTCTTTGCAGCGTTCGTACCCAATAGCTGCGCAAAAACATGGTCCTGTGCAAGGGCAAAGTAATAAGAAGATAGTTAAGAAAAGTCCGCCGGGACCAAAAACTTGACAATCACACATGGTTGCTTTTCATTGGACACAAGTCTTTTTCTTTATTTTTTCTGGTGGAACAAGATCCAAAAATGAAACTCCAAAGCTGTGCGCCAAATTTATAAGCAGCCATGTTCAAAAGATCTCTCTCAAAGAGCAAAAAAATTGTACCTGCTATGGAACCTCGAAAAAAGCGCCGTCGAGTTTTACAGGAGGGAAGACCATGACTATTACTTTTACTCCATCTGGGTTTCAAAATCAGAGATTTGAATTGCGGTGGCCTCGTGCTCAGTCAATACCACGATCGGCACAAGATTCAGTTTTTGCTCTTGTCGAACCGGGATTCTGGGGAAAATTGTCGCTCATGGTCTACTGCGATTTCCATGGAAGTATTAATTTAAATTTTCTTTTCCATTATAAATGGGACACACTCAAAGTTGTGAAGAAGCTTGTGAAGTTATTAGGCGGAACAAATGTCGATGTGATTCAGAATATGACCGGCCTCTATTACGGGAGCAAGTATTGGGCATGCGAAGACAGTGTTTTGACTGTCGGTTCAAATGTGAGTTCCACCACCCGTGGCGTGAATGTGGAAGGAGATGTCGAAGACATTGTCATTAGTTTGATTTCCGAACGAGAATTTAAAAATTAATACTAAGAAATGGAGCCCAGGGCAGTGTGTATAACCCTCAACCCCCACGATCCAAACAGAGCTCAAAAAGCCATTCAAGAGATACGCAAACTTGGGTTCAAAGATCCACAGTTCCTTTTGGGAGTTAACGGTCATCAGATGACTGATGAACAGATAAAAAGTGTTACGACACCACGTGCCTTTTACGAGCTGAAGAATGGAAGATACGTTCATGAGGCGCTGTCGTCTCCGGGTTGCATTGGGTGTTATTTGGCCCACGTCAAAGCTTGGAAACTATCCGTAAAGTTGGAGGAGAGTCTGGCCATTTTTGAGGATGATTTTGTGGCCAAACCTGGTTCTCAGGACCACATTTCTCAAGTGTTGAAAGATGCCAAAAGAGTTAATTTCGATGTTCTTCGTCTCCAACATCGTGGAAACCCAGATACGGGGGAGTCTTTGAAACCCATTCCCGATACGTTCTTGTCAGAGGTAGACCGTACCGACGGAACCACAGCCTATATTGTTACACCCAAGGCAGCCCGGACGTTATTAAGCACAGCCTTTCCTATAGATTGTCAGGTAGATCACTACCTTAATATGGCCAGTTACTATCACGGATTAAAGAACCTGTCTTCCAGGCGGAATTTATTCGACGATCCTGAGGTTGGATCCACTATTCAACACAATTCATTAAAAAGATTTAAGCCTCCAGAGAGCCACCATCAGAATTGGATCCTAATTTTGGGCTGTTTGTTAGTGGTTGTCCTGGGTTGGTGGAACCTGAGGTAGTTTTTCTCTTTTGGTTTCCAAAAGAGAACCAAAATCTTCCGGAAGTTCAGGTAAAATGCTTGTTTTTCGGGTTGCTAAGTGCTTCTCCAAATTTTTCTGGATTACTCTGGACGGCTGACACAACGTGAGTCTTGTTTGGATCTAATTTAACGGTCGCGTAAATGAGCCGTCGAATAGCCCCATCATAAAGTCGTACTTCGAAATTGTCCTTTGATGGCACATACACAAAAGAATCCACAAAAAAACGAATTCTGGTGGCACCTCGTGATTTTTTACTCGGTCTATACAGCAGAGCCGCTTTTAATCGGTCTGCCGAAGGCAATGTTTTGGTTTGTTTAGAGCGATGAGTACGGATGGCTTGAATGATGTCTTTTTTGAGCACACCCCCGTTTTTCCCATGTCCCCGGGCTGGCAAGGCAATACCTTCCCGAGCCACAATTTTTCTAAGATCGCGAACTGTTTTTTGATTCAAATCCATGTTTTAAAGATGATCGTTATTTTAAAGAACTCTTGAATAATTTTTCATTTTTCAAGAGTACCTTGAATCTGAGGAAGAAAGGGTTACCCTAGAAGGTCTCTTTTGGTTTCCAAAAGAGAAACGTTAAGAGCAATCAACGTTTTTCGTTCATCTTCAACAGAAAAGCAATTACGGCACGCAATTGCTGAATTTCCTCTCTGTTTTTCTGAACTTCATAATCCAAAACAGCAATCCACCCAATAAAGTCATCTTCACTAACCTCGGTTTCAGGTTTATCCATGGTCGTTTCTCAACTTTATGTCTTCTAAAAATCTCATTTTTCACTCCTTCACTCTTATTTTATCAAATTCGTCTATCTTAGTCCAAAACCATGATTTAAGAGTGTCCCACCACCCCACTGGTATACCAGGGCACTCTTTGTCAAAGTGATCGCCACCGCATCGGAAACATTTGTCCTGAGCTCCCCAAATTTCTTTCTGTAAATACTTCTTAACCGATCTGTCCAAGGTTATTTGGGAATAGCTTCCTCCTCGAACTCGGTCAATTCCGTGCTTGGCCATGTATTTTTTGACGTATTTGTCCTCATCAAATTCGTCGCATTTCTCAACACGTTCAATAACTTTCACGGGTGGGTATTTTTTAGTCCAATAACTACCCTTTCCTTCAAAATGGGCTTGAATTCGTGCATCGGAATCTCGAGTTCGTCCAATATAATAATTTCCTCCCTGGAGTCTGAGAACATAAATAGTACATGTTTCCTCCAGAGGAGGCTCTGAAGCCGAGGGTTTAAGAAATCTTCGGGAGATTTTGGGTCGGGAAGGGCATTGGGGAGAATAATGGCCTACCTTTCCACATCTTCGGCATCGCACTCGGTATTTTATAGGTTTAGTAGGACACACATTGGCGTAATGTCCCGGTTGACCGCAACTGTAGCACGACATTTTATATTTTGAGTTTTAACCTTTAATTAAGGTTAATTTATCCTATCTGTGCGGAGTGGCTGGACAAACTTTGTGCAGGTAAAATCTAACCTTGGCTTTGAATCAAAGCGTGTTGAACATTGGAGATTTCTTTTGGAAACCAAAAGAAAAAATGATTGAAGACGCCTATTCATCACTTTTGTGCTTCTCAAGTTCTTTGATTCTTTCATGTAGAGTGTATAATACGCAGTATAGGGTTTGAGGGCATATTTCGTACTTTGGATTGTAAGGAAAACCTTTCTGGTAACCCACAAGTGTGGAAAGATCCTCCATCAGCGCATGGAAATCCTTTTCTTTTTTCGGACTATTTTCCCCTTCTTGGTCATCCTCTTCTATCGATTTAATGGAGGAGTCATCATTTTGATTATTTTCCTCGCGGTCACTCATCCCTACTATTTTAACGGCGGTAATCTCAAACTTCTTTTAACCCCACGGACCAATATGTGGTTGGCAAAATGTGTTCTGACAATCACTCCAACATCTATAATACCCTCCGCTACCCGCAGGATACCCATCACAACCCTTCATACATTTCTGGCACTCATTTTCAGAAAGATGCAAATTCTCATGTCCCGAGGCGCAACACAAACAATCCGGATTGTGCTTTTCATCAGGTTCACATCCCCCGGTGTGACATCTCCCTCTACCCTCACGTCCTCGGAGTTGATAACCCGGCTTGCATTTTAAGTCGCAAGGAGGATGGTAGCAATGTCCTTCTCTTTGCCCGGACATTGTCAGGTCATCGCCTTCTGGGCACCAGGGTGGACATGTGTGATACCCCATATTGAATCCATCCCGTTGTTGTTGGGACGCCCCACACCGGCATTTGTTGTATTTAATAACTTTACACGCTTCTTCACAGCTTTGAGTATGACCCATATTTATATCAGGGCAAGTTCTTTTTTACAAAAAGAATTACACCCCACCACAGACGCGCTGGCATTCATTCCAACATTCCCAGTATGGTGCACTGCCTGAAGGATAACCATCGCAACCTTTCATACATTTCTGACACTCGTTTTCAGAAAGGTGTAAGTTCTCAGTTTCCGAGGAACAACACAAACAATCTAAATTGCGCTTTTCATCAGGTTGGCACCCTCCAGTGTAACACCGTCCCCTACCCGTACGCCCTCGGAGTTGATATCCAGGCTTACATTTTAGATCACAAGGAGGATGATAACAATGTCCTTTGTATCCTTCCTTTTGAGAACAGTACCACCAAATAAATAAGATAACGGCCAGAATGATAATCACCCAAAGGGTTTGGTTGCTGGCCATCTTAGTAAAGGGGGTTATTTCTTTGGAGTCTCTTTTGGTTTCCAAAAGAGAACGCACTCCAATGGGAATCCCTACATTCTTCAGGAAGGGTATTTCATCGGCTTCTTCAAGAGAGGATGTCCACAAGGGTAATCCTCTGTTATAAGATTTATTCCATTTTCATAGGCTTTTAAAATTTCAGGTTGTTTCAGGTGAGGAACGCAATGAGATATCCATTTCTCTTCAAAGTCAAAATTTGGGGGGTACCGCGGGCTTTGCTTGTAACGGATTTTTACCTTTCTTTTACCAGAATAATGCCTCGTTTCCAAAAGTTTCTTTGCATCAAAAATATATACCCTTAATGGACAAATCCTAGCTGTAGCCCTCCACTTGGCCAAATTTTGCTCCTTGGCTAGTTTATAGGTATACGGAGATTTAACCTCAATTAACAGGTTCTGTGAAATTATGTAAACATCGGGGTAGTACCTTCTTCGCTTTCCTCCGAAGCGGTACCAAATGGAAGGCATCTTTTTGTGGTCAACCGTTATATCGTCTTCTGAAATTTTCAGCTCTTGTTGGAGATAGTCCAAGCATCGCGGTTCGTATCCCTGAACAAAAACTTCCCTTCCAGAAGGAAAAGTGTAAGACTTAAGAGAAAAAGCTGATTTTTGTTGTTTGTTAAATCCCTCAAGAGTTTGCATTGGGTTAACCCATCCGTATTCATTGATAATGACTCGATGGCCTTGATGAAATCTATTATAGGTAGTAAACCATTCATAACCATCAGGAGTTCGTATTCTCATTCTGGTTTTAGTATTTTGATATTCCGATTCTGGACTTACCATTTTCCAGTTTTCCTTCTCCAAAAGTTGACAAAAATCTCCATAAGAACCTCGATTTCCTTTACTTTCCTTGATGCCGCAAGATCTACACCTTTTGTACGTCTTAAAACAAGAAAAGGAAGACACCTGAACTTTAGGTTGGTTTTTGCCCTTTTGACATTTACAAATCCACCGAACCTTTGCCTTGGCTCCACCATATTTGTCTTTGGAAGTTAGCAACTGGCATCCTTCTTTTTCAAAGGTCTCTTTTACCGCCGAATATGAATGTTTAAGAGTGCCTTTCTTTGGACCTGCTCTTTTTCGAGATTTGATCCCGCACAATCGGCACCTTCCGTAGATCTTAAAAGATCGAGGGGTAGTCTCTTTGATGTTATTCCCTTCCGGGCATGTTCCACATTTCCATCGAACCTTGGTGGTTAGATTCTTGTATTCAGATTCAGGTGTGAGGAGCTCGCATCCCTTATCAGCAAATATCTTCCGAATTTGGGAGTATTTATATTTTGGCATTTCTTCTTGAAAAAAGAAGAAGAAATGGATTCGATTTTTTTGAGTATATATAGTTTGTTGTAAATAAACTCCTGTAAAGGAGTTGAAACAGCTGGAATAGTTGCTTAGAGCGTAGGATGACCGAGAGAGCCATTTGCAACGCGCGCAATGTTCCAATTTCGCTTTTATACCTACCTATCCTGAGCATTTCCTCTCAGGATCATTGGTTGCCTCCCGACTAAGGGAGATCAGCATCGCTGCTGGGAATAGACTGTATCTTAAGCCCGTTCAGGATGGTTAATCCTTCATTACGAACCGATACCCGTTCAGTCGTTGAGACCCTTCCATGCACCTTACCGAAGCGGTGTTTAGGAAGTAAGCCTGCGGATTGTCCGCACCTTAACGTTTTTCCTCCCGAGGTCATTGCCCTGGGTGCCCCTTCAGCCTTTCGACTGAGGGGTAGGAGTTAAGGATGCACGGAGTTTCCCGCAACAAGGTATCTTGCCTCTGTAGCTGTTGTGCAAAGCACTAAGCAGCTACAGAGACTAGGTGGTAACACTGTTTATCCTCCGCAAGGAGGCAGCCACCTGTTTTAGCCAGAAATTGTTTAGCTTGGAAGATATGACGGAAGCGCTGTGCCTGGTCAACCAGGACACCACCCGCATCCGGATATTGGATGATATTACCGTTTTGATCCTCGGGGCGTCCCGAGGCGGTACCGATACCTGCAGCAGCCATAGCAGCCGGAGAGATATCGTGAGTGATCGACACATTCGCCAACTTACTGTAGTTGGTCGAGAATGATGGTTTCAATGGATCCCACGGCAGTAAAGCATAAGACCACAAGTGATAACCAGTCTCATCGGGCACAGCATCAGACATAAGGTAGGGATGCATCAGCGAGTAGTAGTCGCTACCCTGAGCCAGACGGCAGGTGTTCTCATACACCAGAGTCGAGAAGGCCAGGGGGTCCAGACCAGCGTAGTTGGTTTCGGTAGTGTAGTTAGACCACTCACCACCGCACCCGGCGGTCCAGTCCATCAGAGTCACATTCTGGGCCGCAAAAGCGAACAGAACGATCGAGTGAGACAAACGAATGTCAAAGGTGCTCTTGCTAGAGAGATCCTTGAACGGACAAGCCTGAGTGGCCTGCACTTGGTGGATGAGGATGTCACGGGGAGCATCACCCATCTTCACGCGCTCGTCGTTGTGAACAACAGCGTAGTGAGCCATAGTCTCCGGGCAGATCAGAGCCGGCTTTTGAGTCGGTTGTCCGAATACGAAGACATCAGCGCAGGTAGCAGCACGGCCAGTACCCGGACCACCGGGACCGCCAACGGCCAGGGTACCAGGGAAGACCACGATCAGATCCTCGAAACGACGGAAGATGTAGTTAATCTTGACATCGTTGAAAGGAAGAGCAGCCACTGGGAGAGCGATACCCGAATCCTGGGTGTAGAAGAAGGGGAGAGGAACATTGAAGAAACCGCCAGTTCCGAGAGCCACACCCGGACCTACCGGAGTGGTCATAGCAGCGATGTCACCGATCAGATTACGGTAGCCTACGCGCTTGGAGCCACGGACGCGGAATTGGAAATTAAAGTCGAGCCAGTAGTTATCGAACTCCTGAACAACCAACTCGTTGAAAGAGATGTTAATTCTCTCGAACAGGTTGTGCATCAGGTTGCGAGTCCAGCGAACCGAGGAATCCAAGAAGATTCCGTTTTGACCACCGGGTTGCACCAATTCGATTTGGGGGATCTGGGCACGGAACCAGGTGTGCATCACGTAGTCTCCAGATCGGTTAACGCAAGAACTGACGTTCTTAGCACCAAAATCGAGGCAGCCTTGGTTACGAAGGGAAATAGGAAGATAGGAAGCCCAATTGCACTTCTGGATCGCAGCTACGAACCAGGTGACAGCATCAGGGCCACCACAAAGAAAACCTTCCTGTTCCGAAAAGGTTGCCAGATCGATAAACAAATGGCTAGGGTTACAAGATGAGAAAGACATTTGGTTTGACTGTTGATATTCACAAAGATAAAATTTCGAGTAAAAAATCACTTGATCTAGGGGTTCCAGCGAAGACAGAATTGGGAAGTGACTATCTTTGAAAGTCAAAAAATAGTCATGTTGGAAAAAATGAATGACTCCGGAATAACACTCCTGAAAGCAACCTGCAAATGGACCTTCAGAAAGAAATTCGACAACTTCGAAAGGAAATAGAAGAATTAAGGAATCCGCATTGGACGCGCAATGGATCTCATCCTTATTGTCACAAATATAGTAGCGAATTACTCGAGTGTGAGGGGTGTAAAGACATATTTTGTTCCGGTTGTGCGTCTGAATGTGAAGCAGACCAAGATTATGAATGCGACCGGGATTATTGCGTCAACTGTACAACACTTTGCTTTCTATGTGAGAAAGTAATGTGCCTTGGTTGTATTGCTCAGCACAAAAACTGCAACTAAGGGTTCAAAATGCATACCCGAGAACTTCCACCCAACTAACTTTAAGTTTGACTTGGTCAAAATTAAATGAGCCAGGGGAATTCTTTTTGTCAATATCTCCCCAAATCAAAGAAACGTCCTCCTCGAAAATCCAAACCTCGGAGAAGTAAATCCCGTACTCCCAAAGCACATTCAAGAACTCTTTCTAAATCTTTTCTTGTAGCCTCTGGAAATACTCCTACGTCAAGATCTCGAAAACGCTCCACGCACAAACCTCCCAAGCCGGTTCCTCATATTGACACTCGCGATCTGAACATCTTTCACATCGATGCTCAAATTCGAAGGAAGCTAGAATCCAAAATTACTGCTATTCCTGAGTTGTATAGAGAACTCCAAAGCATTTTATGGATTCTCAATCATGGGAAAAACCCGGTTGACAAAGTTTTAGCCAAACAAAAAGCCTCGATTCTTCGAAAGAAAATCCAGGACCTCGAAACAACCTTGGAATTAGGTCTTTATCTGTTCCGGACCTCAGACATTTTAGAGGAATACCGAAACCTCCTTACGATTTCCGGACCCCAATCATTTGTGAGTCACCAAGAATCCACAATGGATAAGGACGCTTTTCGAAAACAAGAACTTATTTCTCAATTTCTCTGCGTGGCACAAGAATATGTTAAAATTGACCACCTCAATCAACCATTGGAAAAGATTATATGTCAAGAATGCCGAAGTTTTGATTTTCAATTTGACGATGAGAACTCCATTTACGTCTGTAAAGAGTGTGGAACGGAGGTAGAGGTGTTAGATGACTCACCATCATTCAAAGATACCGATCGCGTCAATATGAGTTCGAGATTCTCTTATTCACGACGAGGTCACTTTATTGATGCTACGAGGAAGTACCAAGGGCTTCAAAACATCGATCCGAAGAAGATCGCTCGTGTTGTTGAGGTTCTAAAAGAAGAAATGAAGCTTCATAGTCTCACGGTTGAAACAGTCACCAAGGACCATATATACATGTTTCTGTCCGAAAAGCGTTTGAGTCGCCATTACGAGGATCTCAATCTCCTTTATCACATCATCACTGGAAAACCGTGTCCGAACATCAGCGCTCTCGAAGATGATCTCCTAGACGATTTTGACAAACAGGAGGAGAAGTTAGCCGAAGTTTTAGAGGACGAGCGAGATAACTCTCTCAATGTCAATTACAAACTCTACAAATTACTCCAAAGAAGAGGATTTCCCTGTCAAAAGGATGATTTCTACATTCTGAAAACTAAGACTAAAGAGGATGAGCACGACGAGGCCATGAAGGCCGCTTGGGCGAAACTAGCCCAGGAAGAGAAGGAAGAGGCAAAAAGGACTGGTATTAAAAAAGAGGATCCCACTTGGGACTGGATTCCCACTTTTTGATCTGTTTTCCAGGACGATATATCTGGTGGTTCCCGAACCACCAACGACCGAGGCATTATTTTGGCCGCCAATACCACCGGGGCTGGGGTAGTAAATTGTACGCTTACTTACAATGCTGCTTAATTTCGTTTGCTAGCAAATGAAAACTTCCAAGAATCGAGTTAAAGTTCCTGGCCGTAAACCATAATGGCTAACAAACCACGCCCACCCTGGTTGGTTCCCGGGTATCCTCCTCTAAAAGGCGATGACCTGGTTGGTAAGGCTGCCGTTGAGGGCCAGCTAGTATACTATCCCAAAGTGGTTCGCTCCCAAATTGATGAGCCCATTAACAACCAAACGATTGGTTGCGTTTCACTGATGCTTTTCAACGAGCCAAAGAAAATGCGAAATGGGAAACCTGTTTATGGCTTCTTTAAACTCCGAGGGAACTGGGCAAATCACGAACAAATGCTTCATGAATCCTCAAAAATCATTCGAACCGTAGATTCAAAATATAAAATCCGTGCCGCGCCTGTGGGCCATTGGCTTCCTATTGTCGAGGAAGACGCCTTGTGTAAGGAGTTGATTGACGTTAAGACAAATAAGGAACAAATTACACTTCGAAACCAGGCCGCTATTGAGAAGAGAGAAGAGCAAAAGAATCTAATGAGGGAGATTCGGGAACGAGAAGAAGAACTCAAATCGGGTGACATCTATGACGACCCAAAGTCCTTAACTTATTACTCGATGCGTCGAGTGACGGAGATGAAGCTGGTTGAGGCACGTGATAAACTCAAGGTTCAATTAGAAACGATGAAAGGGACCTTACAAAAGGTTCGAATTGAATTGAAGAAGTTAGAACTCGAACATGCCGAATACAAGGACCAATGGATAGATCGTTATAATGAAGAGAGGAAGAAGGGTGGTCTGCCCGACTTCATTCCGGCTGAGGACCTCTTTGATGAATACGAAGGAGAAACTCTTGAAAGTTTGGGTACTCCAGAGGAGAATGATGAAGGTCCGTCTCGAGATTCTAATTAAGCCCATTTTCGTATTTTCGAAATACGAAATTATGGTTTTTTAGGCATCGTCAGGGTAATAATCCTTCTTTCGGAAGAAGCAAAGATATTGGACCGATACCAACGAAGATCGTCGATACTGTCTAAAATTCCCTGAATAACGCGTTTTGGAGGGGGTCTTTTGGGGATTTTGGTATACTCGCTGGGGTACCACCTCCAACAAAGTTCTCTTAGAGTTCCCACGTCAACAATTCTATGGTGAAGAATCGGGAAAAGAGAAGGAAAGCACTCTCGAAGGAAAGGAATAATTTCTCCTATATTATCTCCCGCCAAGACACAGCTTTTTGATGTGACTCGATCCACAATAAATTGTGTTAGGGCACTTTCAACGTTTTCGAGAGCGTACGGGCTTTTTTCGCATTCTTTGGCTAATTCTGAAGTCGGACAATGACCAGCAAATTTTGAAATAACGTCTGGTGACTGTCGAAGAGCAGCCTGAAAGCAGGGAGAGATATGAACTAAATCACGATCGGTGATAATGCAACCCACCTCTAAAATATGGTCATTTCGAGGATCGAGGCCTGTCGTTTTTAAACTGATCCACACCAGACCATCTTTCGGTTTTTCTGTTTTCTTCCTCTTCATGATGTCTTACTTCCTCAATCTCAACCCTTTAAAGATCTAAAAGAAAATATATAGAACAGACCTCGATGGAAAGGTCAGTGGGCCAAAAACATCCCCAATTTGGGCGCTTTGCGGAAAAACCTAAAATCACGGAACTCTTTCCGAGAAAGTCTCCTATAATTTACAAACTTCTGGGAGTCTCTGCAAAGGAGAACGATAATCTGAGAGTTTTAGATGAGGCCCCGGATGACAATTTGATTTTGGTTCACTATTTGGAACCAACCTCGGAAGTTGATCACATCCGAGGGATTATTATTGATGTTGAGCGAGAAATCGTGGTGGCCGAGAGTTTTCCCTTTACACAAGAACATCTTCCTACCTCAGATGAGGTCAAATCCATCCCGTTGGGTCCCGATTGTGAAGTCACAAAGGCTTACGAGGGAACAATTTTGAGAGTCTTCCGGGGGAACGTCACCGGAAACTGGTACCTTTCGACTCACCGAAAAATTAATGGACATCGGAGTCGTTGGGCGGGTCCTACTTTTGGAGAGATGTTCCGGGAGATCTGGGGAGAGAAAGAGGATTACGATATCTATCTAGCACCTAAAAACTGCTATGTCTTTTTGTTGTCTCACGGAGAAAACCGACTGGTGTGTCATATTCCTATTCCGTGTATTCACCATGTACAAACCTTCACCCCAGGTCCCCAAGGCCAAATGGTGTCGGTACCTCGCGCAAAATCCTTTCTCAAAGATCATCCCAATGTTAAACCTCAGGAAGTCCTTCCTATTACTACGACCGAGGCCTTGGTAAAAGAAGCTAATTCTCTTCGATGGGAGGAGTGTTCGGGACTTTTAATTACCCAGTACTCCGAAGGAGTCCCGAAGGGACATGACTCCGAAGGAGTCCCGAAGGGACATGACTCCGAAGGAGTCCCGAAGGGACATGACTCCGAAGGTAGAACTATTAAAAACTGTTGGAAACTGATACCTATTGAATATCATGAGCGCCGAAACATCCGAGGTAACGAACCCAACTTTCGTTTCCGATACCTTCAATTGATGAAAGAATTGGGAGGCCAGGGGACCAAACAAATCCGAGAGTTATTTCCTGAGAAAAAGGACCTTTTCGATAAGGTTGATCAACAACTTAACGAAGTTCCCAGGTTTCTTGAGGGTCTCTATCGAGAACGCTATTTTGAAAAGAATTTTGTTTATCTCCCCCGTGAAATTCATGTGACACTAGAGAACACTCGAAGTTCCTATGACCCCCAAAATTCGCTTGAGGAGAATCTCCGAGAAAATATGGGTACTAGTGACGCGCGACAACTTAATGCTATGATTCGATTTATGTTACAAGATCAAACAGCATCTCAAGAAACATCTTCTCCATCTCGAAAGGAGAACTAAAGAGTACTTGCCCTTCAATATAAAATGGACCACGACACAAGGTCAAAAAAGTCTTCAGTTGTAATTGTTCCCGGACTCGGAGGAAGTGTGCTGGAGGCCACTTGGACTTCAACATCCAAGAGCCACTGGTACCTTGGTGGGACCTGGAAGCAGATTTGGCCATCTGTCGATGCGGCTTTGCCTTACGAACGGGGATGTTGGAAGAGAACTATTCAAACGATGGTGTCGTCGGACGGTCGCTCGATTCAAAATGCTGATCCAGAAGGAATTTCTATTCGTCCTCGAAATTTTGGAGGCCTGAAAGGAGTAAGTACTCTTTACGAGATTGATTGGAAGATTTTTGACATCCACATTGTGGATTATTTCCGAGAGGCTATCGAGTTTCTTCAGGGAAACGGTGTTTTCGAAATTCACGGTGCTCCTTACGATTTTCGTTTGGTTCCTGATCCAAAAGCCCTCGAACGGTATTTTTCTCAACTCAAAAAATTAATTGAGAGTTGTTCTTTTTCGGTAACCCTGATTGCCCATAGTCTAGGGACCGCGCTGGTAACAATTTTTCTTCACCGACAATCGAAAGAATGGAAACAGAGATATATCCAAAGGTATATATCGGTTTCGGGTCCTTATGGGGGAGCTACCAAAGCTATTCACGCTTGTTTGACTGGAGACACGGAGACGCCTATCTCTATCTCAACTGAATTCTATCGACAGATCGAGGTTGGGTTCGGAGGTGTATTATGGATGATCAATAATCCTGAGGTATTTAAGGACCTGAACATTGTTAATGATATGAATGCCAATCAGTTAGGGGTAGCTTTATCTCGAAAAGGAGCCATCGCCAGTGCCTTGGCTTACGAGAATCTCGTTCGACCTCTTCATAAGGAAATGCTTTTCTACCCGGAAGTAGATACTTACAATATTTATGGTACCGGAATTAAGACTCCCCTCAGGTTAAATTACACCTCAAAAGATTTTTCCGATTCACCTCATATTGAAAATGGCGACGGTGACGGTACGGTTCCCCTCCAAAGTTTACAGGCGATTCATCATTGGCCAACGAAGGGTGAATACCCCATTTTTAAGGCGAGTCACCTTCACATCCTCAAGCATCCTGACTTCTTGAAAGCTCTTGGAGAGATTTTCGGGTTTTGAGAAGTTGTATGTTGTTACATTTGCTGAGCAAATGTAACCAAAGGTCCCTAGAACCTGTGGGATTAAACCACGTAGTCAAGGCCCCCTAAGGGGCCTGTGCATCCTTTTTCAGGTGGAGGATTTGCTTTCTCTAGAGATATCGGCAACTGGGTCGTTACTCCTAGTGTGACACCCGCAATTCCGTTGAAAGTGTAGTTAAAATAGACAGTGGCTTGATTGTCCCCGTCAAGAGACACAAAACGAATGACAGACCGAGGAAGTATAACGGATTGATCTCCCGCATCAAGAATAATTGGGCGAAAATAGCGCATTGGCATTAGGATTTCTGCTGCACCATTTTCGCACCAGTGTTCTTTCCTATCCATATCGGCCAATTCTATGATTTGTTCGTCGGACAGATA